GCTCTTGTGTTGTTTTACTTTCTATATCTCTACTTAATTGTAGAGTGAAACTTGTGCTATCTGTATCTACCAAGTACAAAGATACTTCACAATTATTAGAAGTATCCACGTTAGCCACACGCACAGATTTTATTATAGCTGTCGTTTGTGCAGGAACTGTGTACAATGTTGTTAAGTTTGTAGTAGATAAAACTGCTTTATGATTTGTATATACGTTTGCCATTATGATAAAAACCAAGTTACAGCTTCAGACTCATCTCTAAGAGGTTCTGAAGTATAAGTATTATTTAGTGCAAAAACTAATTGTTCTAACGTTTGAACCATCTGTGCCATTTGTGATTGATCATACTCTTCTCTTGCCTGTGGTATTATAGGTATTGTTATCTTAGTCATTATCCACCTCTCATGCCATCTGGTTTACCATCAAATCTAATTGTGCCATAACGCCATTTATCATCAACAGCATCACTAGACACACGAAGTGCAAGTTGTCTACCTCGTATACGCGTATCTTTTTTTGTCGTGCTTGTTGTTACAGTAAAAGGTCCATGTGTTCTTTGTGAGGCTGATGGATATGGTCTTGATTTTACTGTTATGTCTACCTCACCAACTTGATTTTTAAAATCAGGTATAAATCTAGATACAGATAAAAATTGATCACCATCACCTACATCAATATCACCTGATTCTACATGACAGTTCATTGCTGCACCGTCATCATTAACACCTTCTTCGTGTAAGTAAACAAAAGTTCTACCTTCTTTGACACCATTAATAGTTGATATTGTAGTGGTAGTATCACTTGCTTCAAATTCTGCTGCGTACGGATTTGAATACACACCACGATCTGCCCAAGAGCTACGTGCTAGTGTTCCTATATACCATATTTTTTCAGCATAATTGTATGTTACATTTCTATCTATTTGTGTAGAATTTTTGGATGGATAAAACCATATTACTTCGTTAAAATCAGAATTAACTGCACAGAATACATCACCTAGTGCGTTATTGTTTATATCATCAAATACATAGTCCTGTACGCTGCACGGTATTTTTTTCACCGCACCATCAAATAAGAAAAAAGAATCGTTACCCATCCAATAAGCAATACCGTTTACGTCTACTGCAGCATTGATACCTACAGCTCCACAGTTTGTACCTAGTTGTCTAAATCCAAAAGTAAAAGGTGGACCAATAAATTGCATTTGATACAAAGCAGTGTCAGTGTAAATTAATATAACACCCCTAGATCTAACAGCTGCATTTATTTGATTACCATCTGTAAGTCTTTGCGATCCAGCTGTGTTTGTTGCTGTTGGTGTCCATGTTGCAGGATCTTCTTGATCTGAAAAACGTATAAACATATTGTCTTGTGTAGATGATGTGCCTATCGTTGTTTCTGTTCCAAAACAAATTACGTGTCTGTCATCACCAGATACTAGCATAAATCTAGATTTAGTTGGTGCACCACTAACATTTGTTCTTGCTGCTAAGTTGCCTGATAATCCACTTGATGTGTCCCAATAGTAAAGACTGCCGTTAAACTGTTGTGCCAATACATCTTCACCCCAGTTGTCCAAAGACCATTTACCAGATTGTAGTAAAACACCGTCAGCACCTGTAAGACCTTCACGAGAGGTATCCCATGTTGATGCATTCCAAGTACCAGCACCCCATCCGTATCCATATATGGACGTAGGCAGACCAGTGTTTATTTGATATGTGGCGTTTGCTGTAGCACCAGTTGCATCAGAACTAGCTGCAGCACCTGCAATTATCGTGTAAGTATTATCACCAGTAACTGTTTGTATCTCAAACTCACCTTGTAAGTTTGCTGCTGATATGCCACCTACAGCACCACTTACACTAGCAATTGTAACAAAGTCACCTATTAATGCACCGTGATTAGAATCAGTTACGATTACAGAAGTTGATCCGTTTGTTGTTTCAAACTGTGTTATGTTTCCTGTGCCTGTTGCACGTGTTGGTGTGATGTCAGCATAAGTGCCCTCTGAATATCCATACAATTTTTTGTTTGTACCATAGACTGCATAGTTTACACCTTTAAGATCTGAGTAAGTAAGAATGGCACGTGTTGCACCAAGTAAAGCATCGCTTGTTACTTTTTCCCAACCACCTATTTTTTCTGGTTGACCGTAACGAAAACGAATATTATCACCATCTACCCACCTACCTTCTGCACCGTATTCGGTGTTTTGCTTATCTATGCCTGGGGCAATCTGTAATTTAGTTAGTGGCATAGAATGGTATCCAGTAATCTGTGCCGTTTATGTTGACACGAATATGACCTGTTAGCGATCCTACACTTGTATCTGTGGTAATACTTTTTGTTTGATCCGATGCACTAGTGCCGTCAAATCTAATAAATTCTTGATCTTCATCGCCTTGGTCTAATGTTAAAACTGCTACAGCACCTGATGCGTTTGACTGGTCTATTGTTACAAATGCACTTGTTGGAGACGATGTGCCAAAACCTATTTTATCAGCAGAACCATCAGAAAAGAAAGCATGTGTTAGTGTGTTTGTTTCTATTCTAAAATCAAGAGAAGCACTAGAATCGTTAAATGTAAAACTACCACCATCAAAGTCGACGTTACCAGTTGCTTTGACACCGCCAACAACATCTAATTCAGTAGAAGGTGAGTTTGTTTTTATACCTACACGGTCATTACCTGCATCAGTAAAGAATAGGTTTGCATCACCATTACCTTCAATTCTAAAATCTAAATCAGCAGATGATTCGTTAAATACAAATGTACCGCCATCAAGTGATGTATTACCTGTTACATCCAATGTTCCGTTTGCTTTTATATTACCGGCATCAGCTAGCACATCAAACATGGTAGAACCATCAGAATACAAAATATGTTTTGCGCCTTGCACAAGATTGACAGCAGTTCCTCCTGCCGGTTTAAATCCTAGTGTGTTACCACCGTGTGTAGTTGCATCATCAACAATGTACCATGTTTCTACGGCTTCACACTGCATGGTTGTGTCACCAGACAATGTACCTGTAAGTTTAATTATGGCGTTACTTTGTTCGTCAGTTGTAGATCCATTTGCTGTAACAAGTGCGTCCGACGTGCTTGCAACAGCGATAGACACATAACCTTTAATTGCTGATTCTAATTTTTCTAAATTATTATTTGTTTTAGTACCCCAAGATCCCGAGTTTTCACCAGTTGCTTGTAATTCTAAATTTAATGAACTTGAAAATGTTGATGCCATCTTGTCTCCTTAATCTGTTGATCCTGGTTCTACGTCTGTATATGTTGCTGTCATACTATCATCTATTTCACTCCAAATAAAGAAATCTGGTTCGCCAACAGATAATGACACCAGGTTTTGAAATGCTTCACCAAAAGCTGTTTCATCACCAATACTAAACGTTATTTGTCCAGCTGTTGTTACGTCTACGGCAGCAGTACCTGTAACAGTTTCTGTTCCAATAGAAAATGTTGCAACGTTTGTTGCAGCAGTAATTGATGCAGATCCAGTAACAGATTCATCACCCAAACCTGCAGTCATAGCTATACCTGAAACAAAAGGTGATCCTACATTTTGTACGCCACCTCCTCTAACAGAAGCGACAGCAAACTCAGCTATTGATCCATGTCCTAAAGGCATTAGCTAGGCTTAGTCCACACGCTATGTGTTAAGTTACCATCGCTATCTCTAGCTAATAACTCATCGTATTTTGATGTTTCGTAGTCGGTTGGTATATCGCGCAAAGACTGACGATAGTTCGTTTGAGCAGTGCTCATATTACCTCTTAATACCCACCAATCAGTTTCTTGTAACATTTTTTGTCTTATACCTTTTATCCTTTCAAGTTTTGTAGCACTACTATTAAACTCAACTTGTAAAGCATCAATTTCTTTTTGCTCTTCTGCTGTTGCTTCTCTTTCTGTTGTAACACCATTTTCCCATACATGAATTTTTGACATATTATCTCCTAGCTATTAACGATTCCGTAAATTCTAATTGTTGCTGTAGGAAAATTACCCCCACTAGGATAAATTTTAATCCCAGAAATTTCTGTATTTTCATTTAGATGTCCTGCACTAATTTCAAAACCGCCCTCACGACCTGAATCTGAAGTTGTTGCAAAATTTCTAAAACCACAACGAGCATCACTAACTCTAGGCCCAGAAACATACATATGCCCAGTCAAAGGAATAGTACTAAAGTTAGATTGGCCATTATCATTTAATACAAAATAACTTGTACTATTAAAGTTATTTATGGCCGTTTCATTATTTGCTCTTAAACTTGATTGATGATATGTGTCAGATTGTTCAGCATCACTAGTGTTTTGGAATCTTACTCTGGCTTTTGCACCATCAGAACTAAATGTAATAGTATAAGTTACAAGGTAATGGTCATAAGTTGTAGTAAATGGGCCATTAATATTTACGCCACTACTATTTGAAGCAGTTGTAGTAGATATATGAACTAACCCACCACCGCCTATGTATGTTTTTAATCTTGAAGCGGCAGTCTTTCTATTAGTGCCTCCTGCTCCATCATCAATAATAAATAAGTCAGCATCAACTATGTCTGCACCAATATCAGTACCACCATCAATATCTAAATTAGCTATATCAAAAGCCCCTGCTCCTGCACCTACATATGTTTTAAGTCTAGAAGCGGCAGTCTTTCTTAAAGTACCACCTGCACCATCGTCTGTTAAGAATAAATCGGCATCTGCTATGTTAGCTCCAATGTCTGTGTGTCCTGTTAGTAAAGCACTGTTAAGTTTATCTGCTGTAACTGATGTATCAGAAGGTGTAACTGTGCCACCAACTGCACCAGATATTTCTGTAATAAATATAGAAGCACCACTTGCAGGTGCTGTACTAAAAGTTATCTGTGTACCGCCTGTAGCTAAAGTATAATCTGTTCCTGCTTTTTGAATTACGCCATCATGAGATACTAAAAGCTGTGCCGCAGAACCTACTTGTGTACCTAAATTAAATGTAGTGTTAGAGCCATTATAAGTATTACCAGATGTGTCTAGTACCTTAAATGTGCCCTGCTTAATTCCTTGTCCTATATATGCCATTAATCGGCCTCCTCTATTGTGTTACCATCTGCTACCCATGCAAGGATTGCTTGATAGTCTGTGTTATCTTCGTCTAAAGGCACAAAATGTATGTTATCTTTTATGTCTGTTAAAGCATAACATCCTAAAATATCTTTACCTATATAGTTTACTTTTTTAACTGATTTTATATCCATAATTATAACTCCGCACTAAAATCTGCACCATGATAATATGATGCTTCTGCTGCATCATCATCTCTACCATATAAATCTGCTGTAAGTGTTGTAGCAAAAGCTCCCGCTATACTTGATAATGCACTTGTACTAGAACCTACATCTGCTCTAAAATTTATATTATTAAATGAAGGTGCGGCCCTCATAGCAACAGGAAATTGTTTAAAAATATGTTTGTAATTTGCATCATTTGTTGGAGCAAATGCTTCCATTATACCGGTATTTCCACCAGAAGAATATAATGCATCTGTAAAAAAATATCTTTGACATCTAGCTACATTTTCTTCAAAACTTTCATGTTGAAAAGGTGGCAAAGTAGAAGAAGTATATTCGCCTACTTCTAGTTGTATTCCTGTAAGATGAAAATTATTACTAGTGCTACTAAAATGATTTGAATTATGTCCTGCGGCTCTGTTAGCATCAACAGAATCTGCCCAAGCTGTTGCTAAAGTGCCACTCGTATAATTACTACCTGCTTGAAGAACAAAATTTATATTTGCGGCCAAACCATTTCCAGTGCCAAAAGGGTCTCCTGTTGATGTATCTGCGGCAAATGTAATTACTTTATGCTCCCATGTATCTGATGATGATATAGTGTATGTTGCACAACAATGTCTAGTATTTGCTTGGTCTTGAAATTCTACAACATTTGTTCCAGTAACTGTTGCTTTAACCCAAAAAGCCAAAGTAACTTTTTCTGCATTAGCTGTTCCTTTTTTAAGAACTTGTAAATCTTGTTTTTCAAATCTCTGTTCAATTCTTGCATATATGTCATTTGCAACAGAAGTGTCGGCAGTAGTAACATCATATTTTAATGCTCTAGTGTGACCATCAGTTGTAAAAGCACTTCCGCTTGTTAATGTTTCTTGTGTTATTGTTAACACTGCTGACATTGTACCATCTTCATTAAATTTATATCTGTCACAAGCATAATAATCACTATTACCATTAGTTACTCCCGTTGAATCTCCACGTTGAGAAACTTGCATATTTCCATTATACCAAAGAGGTTTTGCATTAGGTCTTTTAGTTAATCCTGCTCCCGCTAAAGTTGTTGCGGCTGTTCCTCCATTAGCCACAGGAGTTACACCTGTTAACATATTTGCTACATCTATTTTACTTAGTGCCATGTTTTACTCCGTTGGTTGTGTCCACACAGAATTTTTTAAACTACCATCTGCGTTGCGTTCAAGTAGTGTATCATACTGTGATTCA